AGCCAAGATAATACTAATCACTTTTTTCATTATAAGGCTCCTTTCGCCTATTGTCTATGCTTTTTGAAAAGCAATAGTGGTTGAATTAGCTTTCGGAATAGATGCGCATAGCCTAATCCTTTTAAGTATGGGCTATGCGCCGATCCTGCTAATCTTTAATCGGAGCCTCCAATAACAGAGAGCGAAATAAGCAGACCAGCGCCTAAACCCATACGGAGTATTGAACACCATCATTGCCAATTCCACCTCCTGTATCGGTATTTTGAAGTTCGTGCAGCCCATCAGCATAGCCGCAGAGGGGCGTACACTCCCTTTCACCCTATAAGTACGATTTTATCGGCGTTGGTCGCAAAATTTCTGAAAGTTTTTGAAAAAATTTTTTGATACCTTCAAACAGCAAAATGGTCTGCCGAAACAGACCGTTTTTTCTGTCCTTATCCGTTGGGAAAGGCTTTCATCGCCACGCTTGCGCTTGAAGGTTTTTCAAGCGCAGCCGGTTCCTGATGCTCTGCGAAAAACTCGCGGAGCTTTTCTGCATCTTCGGGAAGGAGGAAACCATAACCCTTTCCTTCGATCCTGCAATAAAAAGCTATCTTCATGGTCAATGCCTCAATCGAAAATGTCTTTGATCTTATACGCGATTTCAATGCGGTTGTCGGGGTACACAAGCACCCTGTCAACGAGAAGGTCGGTCAGCTCGGTAGTTAGTCCTTCAGAATTGAAAACCGCTTTTGCGGCTTCCTGTCGGTTGTCATGCCGCGCCTGTTCTTCCTGCTTCTGCTTCGCCTGTGCCAATACTACGGCATAGGCATTTTTTGTTTTCAAAAGCAGTTCATCACACGCTGCCTTTTCTGCCTTGTAGGTATCAAGGTCGATTTCGCCCAAGAGATACCGTTCATACAGTAACCGCTTGCCATCCTGGAGTTCTTCGATCTGCTGCTCATATTCAGACCGTTCAGGGGCGGTGGCTTCCATACGGACGGTGCCATCGGGGTTGAGAGATGCGGCAGCTTCCATCTGCTTTTTCAGCGTGATGAATACTGCTTTTTCCAGTTCCACCGCATTGATCCTCATTTTATGGCAGCGGCTTTCCTCGTCAGCTTCGGAATGGCGGCAGTAGTAATACGATGTTTTCTGCATCGTGCGTGACAGCGCATGACCGCAGCATCCACAAAACGCCTTGCCTTTCAGTGGATAATCCCGCTTCTTTTTGTTAGGCTGGGAAAACCGGAGCTGGCTGGCCTGCACCTTTTCAAATATCGCTTTTTCAACGATTGCCGGGTGGTGATCGGGGATGATATACCACTTGTCCCTGTCCTTCATTCGGCTCCGAGTGCCGCCCACTTCAAGGACAGCTCGCTTGCCGATTACATAGGAACCGATGTATCTTTCATCTTCCAAAATACGGAGAACCGTTGACGGACTCCAAATCCCACGGGTACGGGATATATCGTGCGTGTGGTTGCCCCGTGCGGCCTTGTATTCGCCGGGGGTAGGAATATCCCTGCTGAACAGTTCTCTGGCGATAGCGGTGCCGTTATTGCCCTCTGCGGCAAGCTGGAAGATAAGCTGCACAACGGCAGCGGCTTCCGGGTCAGGCTCCATTCTGCCATCGGCGCTTTTACGGTAGCCATAAGGACAGATTTTGCTCTGATATTCACCGCGCTGCATCTTGGCATATTTCGCGCTCTTGGTCTTGATGGACATATCGCGGCTGTAATACTCGCTGATAAGATACTTGAAAGCGACATCCATGCCGCCGGTATCGCCCTTGAAATTGTTGGTGTCAAAATCGTCGCTGATGGAGATAAACCGGGTGTGGAACAGCGGAAACACACGCTCAATGAAATAGCCGGTTTCAATGCTGTTTCGTCCGAAACGGGAGAAGTCCTTGACGATGATACAGTCAATGCGATTTGCCCGCACCATTTCGATCAGCTTCTGAACCTGGGGGCGTTCAAAGTTTGTACCGCTGTAACCGTTGTCGATGAACTCCAAGATTTCAGCGTTCAGATATTCGGGCATTGCCGCCGCATACTCGTTGAGAACAAGGAGCTGGTTTTCAATGCTCAGACTATCGTACTTGTAGTCCTCGATGGACAGGCGGATGTAGAGGGCGATTACATATTTCTGCATTGCTTCAACACCTCCACATAGTTTTCAAATTCACTCTGGAACCGGTAGTAAACCGTAATCTGCTTGTCATGGGATACCTCGATACGGTCAATCAGTCTTTCTATCAGAGCGGCGGTCAGTTCCCGGTCAGCTTTGATGCTTTCTGCGTCCCGCGCCAGCGCCCGGTACTGCTCGATCTGCTCGTCCATAGTTCGCAGACCATCTTCCAACTGTTCAACTTCCAGAGCAATGTCAGCAATCTTGTTTTCGTACTTTTCCTTGTAGTCAAAGTATTCATCCTTGGTAAGAACACCTTGGATAAGGTTTTCATATAGGCTACGCACGATGCCGCGCAACCTCTGGATTTCCTGTTTGCGGCTGGTGATCTTGTCCCGCAGCTCTGCCCGTTCAGCGGCCTGCTGGGGCTGTTCAGCCAATGACAGGGTGTATTTACCCAACGCGGTATTGAGTGCTTCCTGAAGCATATCTGCCAGCATATCCAGCAGCACATCCTCACGGATGGTTGCGCCGGGGCAGGAATCTTTACTGATTCTGCTTCTGCTCAGACAATGGTACAGGTACACATCATCGGATTTCTTGCGGATATTTCTCTGTCTGTGCAAGCTGCCGCCGCAATGGGAACAGAACACCTTGCCTTTCAGAATGTTCGGGGTATAGGATTTGACTTCTCGTGCCTTGGCGCGCTGTGCGGTTTTGTCGAGGATTTTCTGTACTGCGTCAAACTGCTCCCGGCTGATGATCGCTTCGTGAGTGCCGCGAACAATCGTCCATTCATCGGCATCTGCCTTGACTTGCCTGTGGTCTACGGTTTTGGTCTGCCCCTGGACGAGATCTCCGGTGTAAACTTCGGAGCGGAGAATTACGCCGACTGTGCGGGTTTGCCATTTGCCATTGCCCAGCAGGTTTTCATGGGTGATCGTACCCTGAGTTTTCTTGTAGTGGCTCGGAGGTAAGAAACCTTCCTCATTCAGTCGCACGGCAATGGTATTCAGCCCCGCGCCCTCATACGCCCATTGGAACATCTTCTGCACCACAACGGCGGCAACAGGGTCGATAATAAGCTGGTGGCAATCGTCCTTGGCTTTCAGATAACCGTAAGGAGTACGCGCCCCGATAAACTTTCCGTCTTTCATGGCCTGCCGCTGCTGCGCCCTGATCTTGCGCCCAATATCCAAAGCATAGGCTTCATTTATCATGTTGCGCAGAGGAATGATGATACCGGAATGGGCATCCTCCGGGGCGGCGGTGTCGTAGTTCTCGTTGACCGCGATAAAGCGGATATTTCTGATACGAAAATACTGCTCAATATAATAGCCGGTGTCGATGGTGTTCCGCCCCAAACGGGAAAGGTCTTTGACAATTACGCAGTTTACATGACCGGCTTCAATATCGGAGAGCATCTGCTGGAAGCCGGGACGGTGGAAGTTTGTTCCCGTAGCTCCGTTGTCGATGTAGGTATTGTAAACAGTGATCTCCGGGTTCTGTTCCAGAAACCGGGCGATAATCAACTGCTGTGTTTCAATGGATGCGCTGCGGGTATGGGAATCTTCTACCGAAAGACGGACATAGATAGCAGCGCGGCAAGTGTTATCGACTTCCGGTGCGATAACGGCAACCGTTTCTTTTCTGCTTTTTCTTGCCATACTTAACCCGCCTTTCTATGTTCAAATTCTTCGGTCTGCTGATTCTTCGCCGCCAGCTTAATGAGCTGCAACGCCTTTTTGTATTCGTCCTCGTAGGTAAAGGCAATCGCCAGTTCTTTCTTTCCCATGACACGGATGCTCTGTACCATGTGGATGAGCGCCCTGCGGTCTAAGGTTTCCAGAGTGGCAAACTGCGTAAACTGAGAAATCCAGCGGTTCCGCTCACTTCGGTTTTCCAGCACATCAGTCAGCTTTTCTTTGAGAACGCGGATGCTTTCCTTGATGCCCTCTGCCTGCTTGGTGTACTTGGCTTTATAAGAAGCGTATTCTTCCTTGGTGAGCATACCACCTACAAGGCTTTCATAAAGCCGCGCCTTAAACTCCAAAACCTGTTTCAGACGGCGCTCGTTGTCGGTGATATGGTCGCTGTATTCTTTAACGAGGGCTTGGTTGATGCTTGCTTGGTCAATGTCGGCAAGCAGCGTTTCCAGAGAGGCCACATTGTCAATGTAGGCTTTCAAGCTGTCCCGCACACAGGCGATCAGGCTGCTTTCTTTGAGCATGACCGGATGGGTACAGCCCTTTTTCTTCCCGGTAGGGCAATAATAGTAGTGGTACTCCTTCCCGCCTGCACGGTTGGTTTTACGGGTCATACGACTGCCGCAACAACCGCAGATCAGAATACCGGAGAACAGGTACACGGTATCTTCCTTGGGAGAAGTCCGGGTGTCCAGACCCTTGATGCGCTGCACCAGTTCAAAGTCCTGACGGGCAATCAGCGGTTCATGGGCTTCCGGTACACGCACCCATTCAGAAGCGGGGCGCTGTTCCATCTGCTTGATTTTGTAGTGGGGCGTACCCTGTTTGCCCTGCACCAAAGTCCCCGTGTAGGTTTCATCCTGCAAGATGCGGATGATGGTAGTTGCCGACCATTTGCAATCGGCTTTGTCGGCGTAGCCCTTTTTCGCATAGGGCAGACCGTTGTTTTTCTTGTAGGCCAGTGGGGAGAGAATGCCCAGCCGGTTCAGCTCCGCCGCGATCTTGGATGCACTTGCGCCCTCCAGCCGCATACGGAAAATATCACGGACAACGCGAGAGGCGTAAGGATCGGGAACAAGCTGATTCTTATTGTCCTCAGACTTCATATAGCCATATACCGTGAACGCTCCGACGAAATCGCCGTTGCGCCGCTTTACATCCAAAGAGCTACGGGTTTTGATGGAAATATCACGGCAGTAGGCTTCGTTCATTATGTTTTTTACCGATACGGTAAGATCATCGCCGCTGCTGTCATGGGCGGTGTCGATGTTGTCGGTGATAGCGATGAAACGCACACCGTAGGCCGGGAACACCCGGCGCAGATAGCGGCCTGTTTCGATGTACTCGCGCCCCAGGCGGGAGAGGTCTTTCACGATAACACAGTTGATGTTGCCATCGGTGATGTCCTGCATCATTTCCTTGAACGCTGGACGGTCAAAAATAATACCGCTGTAACCGTCGTCAATCTTTTCGGACACAACCTCAATATCCGGGTTGCGCTCCACAAAGTTTTCAATGAGCCTGCGCTGATTGGAAACGCTGTCGCTCTCGCTGGAGCGGTCATCTGTGTAAGACAGACGAATATAAGCTGTTGCTTTGAATTTAGGCATGAAAAAGCACTCCTTTCTCCCGGATTGCTCCCGCATGAAAAGAGTGGTTATCAGGTCTATTAAGTTTTCATCCTTTTCCACACCTATTGTAGCACTCTCTGCGGAAAAATGCGAGGTTGTCGTTTACCGCAAAATGCCTTGCAGACACTCTTCCAATGTCACCCCATTACCGGCGAAGCAGGCGTTCACCACAAATTCGCCGCAGCGGAAGCGGTAAGGGTTTTTGATCTGGCGGATAAAGGCGGCAATGCGTTCTTCCTTCGGCAAGTCTTTGTCTACCGAGATTTCACGAATGTCCACCAGCTCATCCGCATGGCTTCTTAATTCATTCTGTGTCGATTGCATCATGGTGATCTCCTTTCCTTGGTCTATGGGGTTTCCTTAAAGCCAGATGAATACGCTGACGGAGAAACCGTCAGCGCATGGTATCTGACTTCGAGGAATAGCCGCGCCGGTAAGGTTGGAGCCACCTAACATAGGCAGAAAACGGCGCGGCTGTCCTGTTCGTTCTTTTGAGATCATCCATCCTGTTTGCCACGCACCCCGGATGGTAGGCATGATGCAGGCCGCCCCTGGCAGGGCTGTCATAACTCCACGATACCGCTGTCCGAAGGACTGGCGCATACCGCAGGGTTCCCCCTCAAGTCTGTGGGAGGGCGTGAGCAAGTTTCATTATCCGCCGCGCTGTCATCGCGCCCGATTTGCCAAACCGGGTCTAAGGCTGCGTAGATCGCTCGGATAGCTTGTCCAGAATCACCTCCTTAAAGCTATCGTCATGGCGGCGCGCCTTATGCCGCTATCACGCGGGTTTTGTGCCTGCATCATGGTCTATTCAGTTGTCAACGATCAGTGAAAGGTTTCGTGGAGAATGTCCCTTCACCTATCATCTTTTTTAGGGCGTTTTTGCAAGGTATTTTTCCTATTTCTCAAAAATATTTTTTGATTTTTTTAATTGTAGTGGTGATGCTGAGAGAAATGGCCTGATGGGACACACCTTCTTTTTCTCCGATCTCATCAATAGTCATTCCGTCAACAAGGTACATCCAAAGTCTGCGGAACTGTGTTTCCGTCAGCTTGTCCCTGATCTGAGAAACCATTGCGGAAGCCATTCTGCGCCGCTCGGATTTTTCATGCTGGTGATCCATAACCACATCAATGGCAGGAATAGCAAGCGCAGCTTCGGACAGGTCATCAATGGACATATTGTGTTTGCCCTCTACCACATCCCGGTTGTCCTCTGTGTGATAGTTTTCATCCGACCAGGACTTCCACTTCTGAAATTCTTCCTCGCTGGCGAAGTCCTCATGGGTCAGGCGGACGATGTTTTCGTTGGCGTCTATGTAAACGATGGCGCTGGCATCTTTCTTATTCAGCGCATAACTGCTTTTTCTGTTGAACATTTTTTGTCCTCCGTTTCGTTTTGGGTGGGTGATGAACTGAACCCAAAACGGTGGAGAACGACAGCCGACAGAAAAGCTGTGAAAATGACAAAAAGCGCGCGCCCGTACAGAATGACGAGCGCGCGCAAATGAACGCAGAGAAGTATTTACATGATTTGAGAGTGCATACTCGTTGCCGGAGTTACCCGGAGGGGGAGCTACGCTTTTTTTAGCTGGTGAAAATCATGGGTATTGTGTAGAAAACCAAAAATAAGCACGGCGGCATCCTCCTATGTGCCGCCGTGCCTTTACACGGTGTAGGGTCGTCGTTGGTTTAGGATAGACGAAAAGAAACGGCGGCTCTGATACTCAAAGCCGCCGTTTCAAATAGGCGTGTCAAATGGTCTGCTGTACGACGGCTTTTTTTCTTTTGCCGTCGTGCGGCAGATTATCAAGTCAATTCTATTTTGAACTACTCTTAAGCCACCTGATGTTTGCAATAGGAATAAAGTGCCAAGAACATAAACACGAATACTTCAATTCCTGCTGAAATCAAAATAACATAAGGTGTCCAGAAACTCATTCCACCGAGATGCAGATAATTGAAATTCGCAAGCTGATAAAGGAAGTTGTTCTGCATACCAATTCCGGCAGATGGCAGTATGGTAGAAAGCCATGTTGCACCACCCATCGCTGCATAAGCAAAAAGCGGCATAAGAAGAACTACAATAGAAATCAGCAAAACTGTCAATGTATCTTTGCACTTTGCAGACAGGAATAGCGTACAGCTAACTGTTGCTAATACTGAGAGCAAACCTGCTGCGGCAAGAATAATCTGCAACTGTCCCAAGTTGATGTTTGGCAGGTTGATGATAGAGTATAGCATTTGGAACGATGTTTTTAAGCAGTCTGTCCCGAACGCTACGTTCAAAATCAGAATGTGTACCGTAATCCCAACAAGGAAAGTAACAATGAAAAGCGTAAATGCCGCCAAAATTTTGGTGACTGCCAATCGTGTACGCCCATGCTTGGTGGTTCGCAGAATACTGTCACCGCCCGTTTGGTATTCTCCGGCGAAAGTAGGCGCTGCGATTGCCACGCACAGAATAGCAAGGAACAAAATATAAAACTCAATATAATCGAATGCGTCTTTAGAAATTCCAGCATGAAGATAAAACGGCGTATCAAGTTCTGAATATTTTTCAAGAGCTTTCTGCTGTGCCGTTTCGTGTTCTCTTTGCTCATTACGCATGACATCCTGTAAATGTTCCGCGCACTTTTCATAATAGGCTTGGTCGATGTCATTCGGGTCAATATCCATTAAATCAGCGCCAATGCCTGTTACTGGATCAGCAAACGCTTCGGACAGACCTTTCAGCAATGGACGGATTGGGACTATTTTTTCAATATTTATTTCCAGCGGGAAGCCTTCTTCCTCAACCGGCCCGTATTCCTGAACACAGTTTTGATAAGTTTCCAAAGCGGCCTTGATCCTATCCGGGGTCACTTCACCGGAGGACGCTTCGTATAAACCCCGTTTGTATTCGATAGCTGCCAAACCATCCAATTCTGTAACAGTCCCATCTTCATTTGGTCGGTTGATACCCTCAAATGAAATAGGCAGATATGCCATAACTGCGGAAAGCAGAAGCGCAATCATGAGTAAAATCAGGGTGCGCCGTGATTTCAAAATACGTTTTAATTCAAGTCTAAAAAGTCGCATATTATCTGTCCTCCTTTTCCAAGTCTGTTTGCGGGAATAGCCACAGATACAAATCTTCCAAGCGTGGTTCCGTTGTCACAGACCCCTCAATTTCCAAATGGTCGGATAGATAACGAATGGAAACTTGATTGTGATCCTCGCCACGCTGATTGATAATACGTAGCCGCATTTCACATTCCGGCAGCTTTGATGCCGGAATTGTGCAATTCCAGACCTTGCCCTCAATTTGTTTGACAAGCTCCGTGGTCGTTCCTACGTCAACAATTTCTCCACCTTTCATAATCGCATTGCGCGTGGAAATATACTCTATATCAGATACGATATGGGTGGAGATCAGCACAATCCGATCATGCGAAAACTCGGAAATGAAGTTTCGCAGTCGAACACGTTCTCCGGGGTCAAGTCCTGCTGTCGGTTCGTCCATAACAAGTATCTCTGGATCGTTTAACATCGCCTGTGCAATACCAACACGTCGCTTCATACCACCAGACAGATTAGAGATTTTTTTCTTTTTCACATCGGAGAGCGAAAGAATGTCCAGCAGATGATTGATCTTTTTGGTGGCTGCCCTTGTCGGAATATCTTTTAGAGCAGCCATATACTCCAAATAGTCCTTCACTGTGAAATCCCGGTGATACCCAAAGTCCTGCGGCAAAAAGCCAAACTTGCTTCGATAGGCTTCTCCCAATTCTCGAATATCTTTCCCGTCATAGTAAACTGTTCCGCTGGTTGGTGTCATAATATCAGCGATCATACGCATAAGCGTGGTTTTTCCTGCGCCATTCGCCCCCAAAAGCCCCCAAACACCTGGGGTCAATGTCAGGCTGACATCGTTTACTGCGGTTTTGTCTTTGAACTGCTTGCTTAAATGTTCTATTTTCAGTTCCATACCTACACTCCTTCCTTTTGCTTCAGCTGAACAAGGAAAAGCCCTTGTTCGATAATCATTGTACCGAACAAGGGCTTTATAATCTCAAAAATTATACACTTAAATTCCTAAGCAATTCCTAAGATCGTGTTCCTATTTTCCTAAGCGGAGATAGGCAATGTAATCACAAAATCAATGGTTTCATTTTGGCTGGATGCAGTAATCGTTCCACCGTGTAAATGTATGATCTCTTCTGCGATAGAAAGGCCAAGTCCTGCGCCGCCTGTATTTGAAAGCCGGGCTTCATCCAGCCGATTAAATTTCTCAAATATGCTGTTAAGCTGCTCCTGCGGGATTGTTTTTCCACGATTTTCAAAAGCAATCTGAATATCATTCCCTAACCGTTTGGCCGATATAGTGATCTCTGTCTGCGGATAACTATATGAAGCGGCGTTTCGTAATAGGTTGTTGAAAACTCTCGCCAGTTTTTCTGGATCGGCGTTCACAGATAAGTTGTCCTCCGCAGTAAATACCGCCGTGTTGCCATTTGCAGAGAGCGTCGGGTATATTTCGTCTATTACCTGTGCAATCAAGCAATGCAGGTCCACGTTCTCTTTTTTGATAATGACCGTGTGTGCATTGTATTTTGTGATTTCAAAAAGCTCATTGATGAGCTTTTCAAGACGCTCCGCCTTGTCTAACGCGACCTTGACATACTTTTCCTTTTGCTGTTCAGGCATATCCGGAGCTTCATGGAGCAAACTCAAATATCCGATCACTGTTGTCAGCGGAGTGCGTATATCATGTGCCAGATACATGACAATTTCATTTTTCTTTTCCTCTGCCTGTTTTGCGGCCTGTTTGCTCAGCAGAACTGACATTTTGATTTGATTTAGCTGTTTCTCTAACTCTTTTAGCGGGTCAGACAAGGTTACTGTATGATCGTTCTGCTCATAGACCGTTTGGGTTGCCGTAATTACTTCATCCAGATACCCCCACGGCTTTTTCCAATAGTATTTGAAGATACATACAAAGCCTATCACCAAATAGATCATAAAAAGTGCATCAATTCGCCAGTAGAGCCATGCCAGAATACCGTTGTCAAATTTTGAAAAGATGTAATTCAGCAGGATTGTTAAACCATATCCTACAACGGTATAACTCAGCAATGACAGGTATAGGCGCACTCTAAGACGCTTTTCTGTTGCTATTTCTTTATTCGACATAAATGCACCTCCTACCGATTGGCAAACAGAATAATTCCAAGCAGTCCGATTACAATAACGCTTGCTGTGACCGCCAGAACAGAAAACAGGCGGTTTGTTTTCACTCTATTTCCAAGCAGTCGAGC